CCAGCCTCTGGACGATACACTTCAACACCGTAGAGGGTGTCAGCAGTGTACAGAGTTGAGAGGTACTCTTGCTTATACTGCGTTTGCGAACGTACAGACATTTGCTCAGCGTGTACAATGGCATCCTTGTGGAAGAACATGCAACCACGCGTATCCAATGAAGACGCACTGTTTTCAGCAGCAGTCTCAATTACAGGGCAGTTAGACGATACGTATACGTCGATGCCGTAGACGTTACCGATGAGACCAGACTTAACAGTGCGGTCATCACGGAAGTCACTAGACACGTAACGCTCGATGCCCATGATGGTCTTACGAGCAGCAGGGGGAACAACGAGGCAACGATCTTCCATAGGAACATCAGCATCGTCCATCAGCTTGATAAGCTCACGGAACACAGCATCGCTGAAGTTATCGCCAGTAGCAACAGTGTCTACAGCGTAGGCTGCAAGAGCAGAACCTGCGTTAGAGTAGTATACGTTGCTGTTAACCCAGTCTGCACCAGTAGCCGCAGGTGACTGAGTACGAGTACCATCGCCAACACCAGTGAACGCGTTCATCAGGTCAGTGTCTACCTGAAGAGCAAGGGCGTAACCAGCGTCAGAAGTGTAGAACTGACGGAGGCTGTTGAGAGCCTGTACGTCTACGATGTCTTCGATGAAACGTGAGTACTCGAAGTGACGGTCAATAGTAACAGTCAATTCTGACTCAAGGTTCGCCTGAATCGTAACGGCAGTAGCTTCTGCTTTAGCATTAGCTGAACCACGGACGGGCTTAGGAATGTGAATAACATCACCCTTCTTGCCAGTCATAGACAACTTCTTGACAAGGGGAGACATCTTTAGGTTCTTTTGGTAAGCAGCAATTACTTCGTCCGACCAAATTTCGGGAATAAAGGTTGCTGCTGCTGTTTTGTCTACTACAGCATTAGCTGTAAAGTAGGCTCCAGAGGTTTCGCTAGCCATTGTAAATCTCCTTTAGATATTAGGCTATCGTACACGACCCTCTGAATACGCTTGCATAATCTCATTAGCGAGTGCTTGGTAGCGTTCAGGGTCGTCACGCATTAGTTTAATAATGTCAGCACGACGATAGACCTTCTTGCGTGATCCTTCGGTAGAGCCTCTAGCTGTGCCTGTGTTAGCTGCTTTGAGTTGTTGCTTACGAGCCTGTTGTTCTACTGCTACGGTTTGCTTGGCAACGCCTGCGCGTTCCTTCCACAAACTAAACAGTTCATCAGCAGCATCGTAATCGTAACCTTGGTCAGCTTGCACAAACAATTGAGACCTAATCTTTGAAGCCTTAACCCACTCTGCAAAATTAGCATCATTCAGTATCTGCTGCATATCAGGGTGTTTACTCTGAAGTGCAGAAAGTGCCGTCTGTTTCTTGTATTGCGTTGTGTATTGTTCAGCTTCTCGAATCTTAGGGTGATTCTCAATTGCCCTAGCTACTGCTTGCTTAGGATCAGTAAAGAAGTCCGTATCATCTTCTTCTTGCTGTTGTTCAGGTGCTTGTTGGGCTGCGAGTTGTGCAGAAATAAAGTCATCAACTACTTTACGAAGCTCACCTACTTCAGAACTTTGTTTACCCAAGAGCTTCTCAGCTTCTTGGTGCATCTTAACAACGTCCTGCATAGATTTACCTTGGTACTTCTCAGGTATATCTTGTTGTGGTTCTTCTTGGGCTACCTCTTGAGTTTCCCCAACAGACCCTATTTCTTCGTTTTCGTTTGTTTCTATTTCGCGCTCGTCAATGAGTTGTGCTCGTGCCATTATTAAAGTTCCCCGCCTAAGTGGTTGTGGAGATGGTTACAATAGGGTTAGCCTATGGAGGCGTCCCTGTTCTTTTTCCCAGCTTTCTCGTGCTCTCGAACCCACTTCATGTGTTCTCCGGGGAAATCACCTGAAGAGCCGTCGAGTTGGCAACGAGTTGCTGATGGAATCTTTGTAGCGTTAGCGCCACAACCGCACCTACTGGTTGTAACACTATTGTCTACAAAATCTTCAAATATGTGTCCGTTCGTACAACGAAAATCAAAAACTTTCAACATCTGCTGTGATCTCTTTAAAAGCATTGTCTATGGTTGTTTCAAAATTAATTAATAAAGCCAAGACGTTTAGCTGACCTTTGCGGAAATACATATCTTTCTCATCTTTAATTGCATCAACATTATTAATCGCAACAGCGTTGCTTTTTAATTCTTCGATGAGTTGTTTGTATCCATCAGTAGTAAAAAGATCAAAATATTTATTATAGTATGTTTCAGTTTCTTTATTCATTGAGGCCATTAGGTTATCTCTTTTAGTATTATATGCTGTATATTATACCATACTTTTAACTATTTGTCAATAGTAAGTTGTATTATTTACGTTTTTTAGGTTTTACTTTTGCTTTAGCTTTTGCTTTAGCTGCCGCTTTTTTTCCAGCTTTTGTGTACGGGTACGCTTTTCCGTTTACCATTGGCATAGTTATCTCCTTACCATTTAGCCTTATCAGCCCAGTATGCTGCTGACATTTTTCCTTTATTGATATTTTTAGCGTGCCGCGCCTTAAACGATGCGCGTTTCTTTTTCATTGCATCTGACTCGCCTGCCTTTGGTTTGCCTGCTGTCTTCGCACCTTGCTCGCCAAAACGTATTGTTTTAACTTTGTCGCCTTCTTTAGCAACAACAACATGAGACTTCTTAGGATGGTTTGGGGTTCGTTTTGGTTTGTTGTACCCGCTTACTCCTGCTCGTTCCAACCTTGGATCTTTTTTGCTCATTGACCGTTTCCTCCAAATATATTACTTGGGCTTCCAAATCTGTTAGTTGGTGCAGCAGCTTGTTGTGGTTTTTTACTAACTGGACTAGGGTTTGTTCTACTTCCTTTGCTGTTAGCATTTTTGGCGTTAACCTCTTTTTCCTTTAGGAGAGTCTGTGCTACTTTAAGACGACGGTCAAACTCTTTATCATCTTGGTCGCCTTCACGTAGGTTCCGGGTGATAGCTTCAATTTTGTCGATTTCAAGCTCCTGTGGTGCAAGCTGAGCGTCAACCATGTACTTCTGCGCTCTTGCTTGAGACTCTTGGGCTTGTGCTGTAAGGGCAGCAGTCTGGCTTTGCTGGAATGCAAGCTGTGCTTGTTGTGCAGCCATAGCCATTTCTTGAGCTTGAGGATTAGGCTGTGAGGCTTGCTGTAGTGCAGCGATAAGCTCCTCACGGTTGCTCAAGTTCATGTTGTCAATGATGCTTTGAATCAACACAGGGTACAACGGACTGTCTTGTTGCATGGTCTGTAAGAGTTGCACCATCTGTGTAACTTCGTACTCACGGGCAATGATGCCCAGAGTAGAGCTAGCGTTGAACTTGTAGTCGTTAACAGGGTAGTTATCAGGGTCAAACTGCATGTAACGGTGTGCAGCCTTGGTAACAAACGGAAGCAAGAACGACTGCTGGAAGTTTATAAGAGTTCGCTTATGCCGTTTAATAATAGCACCCAAAGACATAGAGATCCCAGCAGCAGTAGCCTCCCCATTAACTTGTCCTGCGATACCTGCTGAATCCACCGCTCCAGTTGCTTGTTGAACCATCTGTTGAAGGGCTGCTGCTTGTGCAAAGGTTACCTGTCCTACTTGTCCAAAGTTAAATGGCTGAAGAACCTCACGAGGGTCTCCGTTGGTTAAAATCATCTTACCGGGGCGTATCTCTGGCTTAGACCCTCTAGGAAGCCGTGTAGCGTCGATAGCGAGCATTGGGTGAATAGTTAAGGCTAGGGCATCAATACGTGCTCTAATCTCTGTATCGAGCGCCTTTTGGCTGTTGTAGCCCTTTTCACATACACCACGGCCCCAGAAGCGTCCGGGAACTACGTCCCAAGGAAAGGCCACTACAGGACGATCCTGCATCATGTAGGGGTTAGCTTCGGCTTTCAGGAGTGTACCACCGTTAGCAATAACAACGATGGCCTCAACGTACATTGAGTCACCCTCTACGTCCTCTTCTATGGCAGCCTCAAGGACGTTACGTGGGACTAGGCCGTAGTACTTGGTTAGTCGTACTTTGTCGTCTTGGAACACTGTGAGGTTCTGGTCAGGCTCTAGGTCAGTGTCTGGAGCAGCAGACTCAATCAGAGCCTTACGGTACACCCCTTGTTCTTGCAGAAGCTCTACTTGGTGCTTGCTTACAAACTCATCCACAGCAACACCCATAGCTTCTTCTACAGAAGTGGCTACAGGATCAATGAGGAAGTTCTGAGGCATCACAGGCTTTAGCTTTACAGCCACACGGTCAGTGATGTTAACACCGATAGCCTGAAGCTGTCCGTCCATGATTGGCTGTGTAGCAGGGGCCATCTCTTTTATTTCTTCTATGATGATCTCACCGATACCTGTGCCAAACACAGCAGCGTTAATCAAACACTCAGCTACAGCCTTACGTACCTTAGTCTTCTCGAAGTCTTCCGTCAGTTTGTTACGTAGGTACATAACGTCTTGACGGTCTTTGTCGTTCATGTCGTCACTGATGTCGAACCACTTGCCTCGTCCAAACGTGGCCTCTTCTAGCTCAGCTACGTTAGATTCTACAGCCTGCTGGAGTGCAGGAGAGATAATTCGGCTACGCTCAGACTTGCGCTCTGCGTCCGAAGGATCCCAG